AGACAATAGAATCAGCAGTGATACTTATAATGAACCGGCACAATGGGGTCTAACTCGACCGAATACCGGCACATCTGCCACGGGAAGTCTGACAACAGACGTTCGCTGTAAGGAAGAGGATGCTCTCGGAAGAGAGAGCCAGGAGGCGAGCGCCACTTGTAAGTGGTACTCCTCGCACTGGCGATAAAATCATCCAGGCGACGATCACACCCACCGATGGTGTCAAAGAAAGCACATAACAATGCTTCCTGAGACACCCCGGGTGGTGGATCCATTTCACTCCTCTCACAGCGCCACTCCTCAAAAAGGGTGGTACGTGGTACCCTGTCGCGCAAATTCTCAATCTCCCTGTGACGTACGAAAATGTCTGTTTGCTCACGAACAAGAGCAGACGAACCCGCAACTCCGGCGACCCGGGTATAATACCCGATTTGCTGGGGGCTAAGTAGTCCAGGGCGTGTAAGTGGCAGGCCAAAGCCTCCAAGGTTCCGTGATACGAAATACGAAACACCACTCGGCACATTAGAGAGAACGCGACGGGCAAAAGCCGACTGCATTACATGGGTCATCAACCAATCTTGATCATCCGGGTCAAAACCTCGGATAGCGTCCCTAGCGATCCTGGGGAGATCCTCCGTACCATCATGGACGGAGCCATTCTTCAGGCATCCGCGATTCTCGCGGATCGGATTCCCAATAAGATCAAGGTTTACATAACGCTTCTCAACAAAGTTCTGCAGGCCCCAGAGGGAAGCCCCAGTGTCGAGGAAAAGAGTTGAATTGATAATGGCAAAATCTCTGGAGAGGTAGTTCTTTCCGACGCTGGGTATCAAACCCGCGTCAGCGACAACCCTCTGCCAGAGCTCATATTCTAAGGGATCCAGCTTCATGACGACATCGTCACCATTAACCAGACCAGGAAATTCATCCAAGGTTATGAGCCTCTGCACAGCCATTTCGACCACATAACGGCACACTGCTAAATTGACCACACACAAAATAGGGAAAGAATACGGAGAGCCCATGAGCTGGCCCCAAATCTGCTCCTTCAGGACCTCCTTTCTAACTGGAGGTACCTCCCGCCCATCAGCGTCGAACGTAGAAAACCCGTCCCACCATTCTTGAGTGAACGGAGGAACAGGTAAAAAATCGCGAAACGAATCTGAGCAGGAGGGTGACAGATAAGCCCCACACAGACCTTCCTCAAACACCATCTGCTGTCTCGGGTTCAAACCCCAAACCCTTGAGAGGGTTCGGACAGCGGTGAGAGAGAGGTCTGGGTGGAGATAGTCCGTTGCCG